CGGGCTGAAAATGAGAGACATTCCAACCTCGTTAGACGCTTACGGACGACTGCGTTCCAGGTATTTCGATCAAAAACCTGGACATCGGCCTGGTCCATCCCACACACGATCTGTGAACGGCCGTGGTGGATCGGGTTCTCGAATTCGCCATCCGAGAGGATGGCAGCCTCCTCGGAAACCAAGAAATCTCCGAGGAAATAGTGCAGGTGGCACCCGCACCAATGGTTTCCGGTCAAACCGGAAACGTAAGGAGACGGTTTACCGTCTTCTAATTGCCCTATGGGTAACCATGGGGTTCAGTCTGACGATGACTGAGAGCCAGTCCTGGCTCTTTATCAAGTTCATCGACAAACAATTGTCTCGCATTGATAAAAATGCGAGTCGTTACCTTTCTTCACTGAAAGGCTATGCGGAGTATTTCCGTAAATGCTGGATTACCAGCATCATTCCTTCCGAGAAAGCTCTCGGAAATTTCTTTCCCAAATTTATGGTTGGGAAAATAATCTTCCTGTTGAAGGGAGATAATAGCTTAATTTACGAATTAAGCTGCTTTAAGAGGGGGCTTCCGCCTCCTCTTCAACACAATTCTAATAAAACATTTGAATTGTGGAAAGAGACGGTCTTAAATGACTGTCCTCCTGTCCCGCGACATAGATTCGCGAGATTTGATGATTGGCTTGGTAGCCATCATTTTGGGACCCCTGTAGAAAATCCAGGGATCCGTATAATCTCCGGTAGCTCATGTGTTGAGTACAACCGGAGAGAAGGCGGACGAACTAATTTCGTCCGGGAAAAGCTGAGGCATTTAAGGCCTCAGATATACGATCATCCGGTTTGGACACATGGTCCTCCGCCGGATGGCATGACGACACTCGATCGTATCGAGCGTTGCAATATAGGCTTAAAAGCCTATCAGGAGATTCTTCAGTCGGATTTAAAACCGACTATACCGAATCCCACTTATCCAGTTCTAATAAAAGAACTGGGTTTCAAAACTCGCATCGTGACGAAGTCACCTGCGGGTAATGTAATGCTCGGTCATATAGATCGAGACAAACTGTTTCATTATGTGAAACAGATACCTGAGTGCTATGAAGCGCTCAATGAGGGATTGTTACCAATCCCTTTACGCGTAGTGGATGATGACCACTACGTCTATTCGTGCGATTTGTCTCGCGCGACAGATACCGTCTCCCACGAGGTTTTGTGGGCGATGGCTCGCCATCTCGGTTTATCCGAGCTGGTTTTCAAGCATGCCTATGATGGCAAACCCTGGAAACGGGGTTGTCCCATGGGCATGCCTGCTTCTTGGTCAATACTTTCGTTGACCAATTATTGGGCCGCTATAGATGCGGCTCCTAAATCCTCCTTTAGGATAAAAGGAGATGATTTGATAGGATACTGGACGAAACGCCAGATTAATACCTATCAAGCTAATATCCGAGGTCTCGGATATATCGTAAAAACGTCGTCATCGTACGTTTCACTTTCTCGTGGGTTATTCTGCGAGAATCCTTACGAGGTCCGTAATGGTTACCTCGTACCTCTTGAGGGATATTTTTCCCTCAAATTCCTGAGTCAGAATTTACCTGACCAGATTAACCTGTTTGCTCTCGCAGACAGATTTCACAACCTCGTAAATGAGGGAGTACCTAGGAAGATTGTATCTTCCTTACAAGGTCTCTTTCTAAAGAAAGAGATACAGAAATCCTGGCAAGCCAGGATTGATCCTTACGTTCCCCGTATGTTCGGGGGACTAGGTCTGGTTCCTAAAGATCCAGATAAATATCCTTCGACTCACTATCAAAGGATTGCCAGAAGGCTTGTTTCCAAGCCTTTTGATCACAGGATGTCTTTGGTGACATCTTCTTTTCCTAAGGATTCCTTAGGAAGAAAGGCAGGTGAAGCTACTGCTCACTGCGTGCGAAACCTTATATATGGTTTCGATTCGGAGACCCGTGCATTTTTATGCACTGATCGCCTTTCGGCTCCTTTATTGGAGTTACAGACTCTGTATCATATATACAGAGCCCCTAGTCTACCCCCTACTTTGGGTAGGTACTTCAGAGCTGTTTGTGCCCTGAAGAAAAAGCTCGGAAAGAAAGCTCCGGGCACTGTCGTAAATTACCGCCTTACTTATAGGCGACTTTACGAATTGGAAGCAGGAATTGCTCCCGTAAAATCTGTCTATGATATAGTCAGATTTAATCACCCTAACAAAAAGGATAGGGAAAGATTCCTCCAGCAAATGGAGGAACTTAAGGCCGAGGTCAATACTCGGTCCATAGCGCTTTTCATAAATCGCTATTATCAAACTCAGAGTTATTACCCTGAGCTTCGTCCGGAGGATCAAATTCCTCCGGAATTACTCGGACCGGAATCTCCGGCCCGACTGAATGTACTTCGTAGGTACATTTAATAAAAACGGCGAATTCGCGCCATTCTAGGTTTATCTCACCCGAGGGTAAGATCCGAAGCCTCCTTGCGGAGTCCTCTGTAAGGTGTTAAGGCTTAGGCTAAGACCGGTGGTTAAACCTATAGGCCACACCAATACGC